AGTTTTTGTTTGAACTCTTTATTGACGCGCAGTGTGAGGGTTACTACAGGTTTGGTTGGCTCGGATACAGGGCGGCCAGGGTTTCGCTTCATACAGCGAATTTACTGCAATACGAAAGTCCTCATTGTAAGTACGATGAAAATTATTACTACCGCACGGAATACAAAACTAAAAGGGGAGTACGCAAGTTTGTATATTAAAGTTGTGGATATTAAAAAGGCAATTATATTAAACAGATTCATTTAGGTTCTTTTTTTTGGGTCACTATTGTTGGGTAATCTTTTTTGGAGGCGGGTCTGGAACGGCGTACTTGTCTTGTTCTAACTCGGCCACCACCTTCTCGTACGCCTGAGAGAAAACCGCACGGTCAGAGTTGGTGTGAAGGTTATATGCAGACTGGCCCATTGCCTTGATGGTGCCGGCGAGAGCAGCTGACACCTCTATCGATGGAGGCATACCGGAATTAACCTCCTGGGATAGGGTAATCCATTTACCCCAAGCAATAATAGGGTCATCAAAAGGGGGCACTTTAGTTGTGGTATCTATTGTGACCTTTCTTATTTCGCCTGGGCGCGGCATGAACTCTCTGGTTACCGCCATCTTGCGAAACGCCCTCTTGGCGTCTTGCAGTTCTAAGTCGTGCAGTAGCTCATACCAAGCATTGAGGGTGGTTGTTAAGTCTCCCTCCTTGTTAGGTAGCTCGGCTCTATAGGTGGCGTACACCTGGTCTACCAATTCGACAAGTTCTTCTTTGGTCATTCCTCTGCCCACTTAGATTTAGCTGACTTTGAGTTCGTTCCGTCATACAGGTCTAGGAACTTCTCTACATGAGCAGCGTCTCTAAAGATAATGGCAACGTCGTTGTAGACGGTCTTTTCTTTATTCTTGCCCATATGGAAGTCTGAGAGCAAACACCCATCAATGGCTTCCTTGCAGGTCTGGACGCTATATACAGCGATGGCCCAACGTATATCCCGCTCGCGTTTAATATCGAGTGTGGCGCGGTTACGGGCGGTCTTTGTTTTCCAGTACTCAAACACTTCTACCACCAGGTTCATGTTTACCTTTTTACCCAGCTGGATTTTCGTTTGGTTGTGGGCGCTAGGCCCTCTACCCTTTTTGTCAGTACTCATATTCACAATCTACTCGCTCTCTTCCGCCACCGTCAAATGCATTTATGAAAATGAACAGTATTTACCTTAAACCGTATTCTTAGCTTGTAGTGAGTTGAAGCTTTCGGCAGTTTCGTGGATGGTATCTATTGCGATGTTACCCGTAGTGTCACTTTGGAGGGGGGTGTGGGGGGAACCTTTAGATAAAGTTCTTGCCGCGCGCACACCAAATACCACCCCCTCAGGTGGTACATGAAAAAATCAAGTAGTTGATTGCTGGCCGGCAATCTATGAATTCATACTTTCACTCTATTGAGTTCCAGAACGGTAAAGCTACCAGGCTCTTCCACCACCGTCAACCTCAACCAGGGATTTTCTTCTTCGAAAACCAAAAAACATTTTCACGAAAAAAATAACGAGGAGCTGAATCACAAAAAAGATTTGTGATAAAGTTACGGGGCTTCCGACGGGTTTCCCCTTTCACCCCGAAAGAAGCAGCCTCCGGGTTGAGACTATTAATGGGTTGGTAGGTGACCTTCGATAGCTCCCCGGGGGCACTTTCGCTTTATTCACCCGGCTGTTGCTGGTTGCGATACTCTGTCGCGATGAACTTGCCGAACTCGTTTCGGTTGGCGGTTGGCTTGTTGTCGTTGTTCGACAATCTCGAGATAATGTCCCTGGTCTCGTTGTTGAGACTATTCCTGTGATAATTCGTAGGATGTTCGCGTCGGCTTTTCTGCTGCTTAGTATTAATGTATTTCTGAAATTCTGAAGCTAGCTCTTCCTGCAGCATCTTTTCTGTATTTTTTGGATTAACGAACTTGTTGTATTTACGACGTTTAAACCAGAGGCTGCCGTGGTTAACCAGGGAAAACATGGTCACTAGGATTGTCGCGACGAACGTTATGGAGATGATTGTGGAAATTGCTGTTTTCATTTAGGTAGCCTTTTTGTGTATTTTTTGATTTGCCATTTCCGGAAGTTGTACCCCGTACGCCATAACGAAACTCTTTCGACAACTAAGCCGCGCAAATTATCATAAATAATTGCAATTGTTCCGTCGTTGACACGTGGTCTAACCCAGATAAAGAACCAGAGGACCAGGGATAGATATAGAAAAAAGAAGAAATTCATTCGTTCACCTCGAGCTCGTCGAGATACGTATCGCGCGCGCCGTCCATATGTTCCTGATAAAGGGAATTTATTTCCGCCGCGTCGAGCAGATGGCTATCGCGCTGATTTTCGAGAAAAGCGTGATACTCGGCAGCGGCTTCTTCGCGACCCGTCATTACTTCCCAACTTCCAGCAGCTCTTCGTGCTCGTTATTTAAACTTTCATACATCCGGGAAGACGACAGCAGCGCCATCATTAAAGCTGCGCGCGCCTGGATATCGTCCAGTCCTTCCATAACTTCGCTTAAATGTAGAATTCTTAATCTAATAGTGTCCAGAGCATCAGCTCTATCCTCAGGAGGTCTTGTTTCTCCTGAATCTTCAAAAAAAGCAGTAATTCGTATCTGCTTCATAATTTCTTCTTGTGTTTGGTCTTCCATTGTTTAGTACCTCTCTGGAAAGTTATCTACTCCGACCGGCGGAGCTTCTTGTTTTTTTTGATTTTATAACCAGCACGCTCGAGCTCTTCGATTATGTGCTGCGGGATACCTTCCCATATAGTGATTCCCCTGTGCACTAGTGCACGTGCAATAGCTGCGCGCTTGGGTCCCAGTTGATTAATGTCCTGGTTCATACACCACCGTCAATACTTTCTAGTTTGTTTCAGTTAAATCTAACAGAAACCAGCCGCGCTCCCACATCATGCCAATTGCTGAATATCCTATAATATCTAGGTACGTGTCGGCGACTGATTCGTTTTGCGCAGCGCCTCCTCTAGATAATTGAAGATTCTTGAGTCTTGCCATCTTGTCATGACATCTAACCAATATCCCTTGGCGTCCAAACCGAGCAATATTATGGTGACCGTAGTCCCTTTGCTTACGGATAAGGGTTTCAGTGATATCTTCGCGCAGCATCCAGCTTCCAAAGAAGCCCGCGGAAGACGAGTTAAAATTCTCAATTTCCGGATGATTGGCGGCCGGCGATAAATGATTCAAATTTTCACTTTTTATACCGCACGCAGCGGCCAACGTGCCAAGAATTTTCCATTCTTCGACCCAGTACATGGGGTCCGAATCGAACCATTTCGAATTATTCAGCATTCCCTCGAACTGAAGGTCCAGAATATTAAGGCCCTCGAGGATAATGTTCAAAAAATCGTCTTTTTCGACACCCGCAGCGGAGCTTGCCTGGCTGAGCATCCCTGATTCTTGAAGTTCTTTAAAATGTTTCTCAACGTTATCTACTCTGTCAAAAATCTCACAAACCACAATCTGCGCAGCTTCTTGCCACGACCTTGGCTCGCCTGGTTCCATCTCTTCCACCACCGTCAACATCTTTTTATCTCTCATTCCCCCGCTAGCAATTCGTCCCAGCTCTCGGGCGGGTTCGTTTGGATTTCCAGTCTAACCAGTTCAGCCAGATTCTCCAATTCCTCAATCCACCTGGCATCGGAAACTCCGCTGAGCCCCGGCTTTTCCTCTTCAGATTCGACCCGGGCAAGACACTCGGCGATGTAATCACGCGAGAAAGCTGCGGTTATCGACTTTTCATTGGAGCCGCGCATAAGTACTGGACCGCGGTTTCCATCCAAGGCTTCGGCTGGGACGTGAATTCCTGTTACTACGTACTCGTTATTGTCGGTAAAGATAAAAACAACGTTATTGTCCTCATCGCCGCTGCCCACCTGAGTGGCTACTTCTTCTGCTATTTCCTGCGAGATGTCTGATTTCATCAGCATCTGGACCAGGTCGTCCTTTTTTGGCTTTTTGTTTTTGCCTGCCGCGGGCTCCCAGTATTGTTCCATTTTTTCTCTTTTCCGTTAAGCGACGTATCGAGGGCCGCGTGCGTGATTTTTTCGTTTTTTCGACAGATATCCAGTGGCCGTCGTGTATAAATTTATCTAAATACAACCAGGCGTCTACTCGATGAGAATTCCTTTAAAAACCATGTAACCAGGCAGCGCCGATTCTCCGTCAGTTCTGACAATTCCAGAAACCCAAAAAGGTTTTGGATGAGGCTCGAGAGGGTCTTCCTCAATAACTGTTCTTACTGCAGCAATTGCGAGACCGCCTGCCTCCTCAGGCGTAGACGCATGTACATCCACCCCGACCATTACTTGGACACGATAGTTATTCATATTAATACTCGCATTTCTGTCCATCACAGCTGCCGAATTGTCGACAAAACATTGAATAATTAATGCAGTCTGGGTCACGTGAGTCCACAGTTTCTGATTGACTGCTGCGCTCCTTACGTTTTCCACGAGACTTACCTAGCTTGTAAGCAACTAAGTTAGTGACTAATCCCATGAGGGTAACCTTATCCGCCACCGTTGCTTTTGTCAACCTATATATTAATCATTCCCGTAAATAAAAAATGTAATTCTTCCTGCATGCGAACATACGTTCGTACTAGTGTGTCATCTATGGACAACGGTACAAAATTCAGTATTTATAAGGCAGCTCTCGAGCTGTACATTTCCGAAAACGGAGATTCTAAAATTTCATCAAGTTATGTTGATAAAAATCAAGAAAAAGAAATCTCACTTGGAGCTTGGGTTGGTTACATCCGGCAGAGATATCGTAAAAATCAACTTTCTGCAGCACGTATCTCCGTTCTGGAGCAAATTCCAGGCTGGTCGTGGGGTCCTTTTCAACCGGGTCCTCCAACCGATACTGAAAGAAACGAATCAATTCGTCAAATGAGAATTCAGGGATTATCCCTTAGGCAGATTGCCGATGAATTTGATTTGAGCCGCCAGAGGGTTCATCAAATAGTTAAAAAAATGAAACTGCCTAACTAGCAGCAGGCTCTTCCACCACCGTGAATAGGATTTAGGCACAGAAAAATGAATGACAGATTTGATAAAGACGGAAAATATTCTTTTAAAGCCAAGAACAGTTTTCCGAGAGTTATGAGAGATACGCCAACAGCCCCGAGGGTTGCCGCCGCTGGCGGGGCTCATGCCAAAAAAGAAGGAAATGTGTTTGCTGGATTCATTCTGCTTGTTGTCACACATGCTGCCTTGCTGTTCCTTGCTCTCGCTATCGCACACTCGGCTGGACTCGTGAGCGTGAGCGTGGGCGTGTGGGATTCCTTTGGCTTGGCAGTACTGTATGTGGTGTGGCGTTCGTTTGACTCAAATATCTTCGGAGCCAATCGCAAGAAGTAACTGGCGTAGAAAGAGTTATCTACTCTTAGTGTTGCCATGCAGATAGCGAACGAGACGAGCGTGTAAGGCTCTGTGAGCAACGCAAGAACGAGTAGCAGTATTTCCATGACTACTTCCTATCAGCGAGTTCAGCAAGAACGGACACAATGTTGTTGCCTTCATTGCATGTCAGGTTCTCGTAGTCCTCGTACGCCTTCTGTGGCGTGTATGTGTCTGTGATTATCTCGTCTCGTATCACAGAGTAGTAGCGCATTGCGGTTGTGATACTTGCGAACAAGTCATCTAGTAATTGTGATTCAGTTGGCTCTGTCATAAAAATCCATTTTTTCGTAGTAGTCAATTTTGTTTATCCCCCTGCCACCACCCCTCACGCAGAATCAAAGGAGTATGAAACTTCTACGCTTGGGGTAGTGGTGGTACATAGAGTAGATAACTCCATGCACCGTCTCCGTTCAGGGGTGATGGTGTCCTGTCGGAGCCACCACCCCTGTCGGGAAAACTTATCTACTCTTCTTTTTCGGGGAGAGGTACGCCCATGTAATTTTGGTAGGTGCGGTGGAACATGTAAGGATACACGCTGTGAGCCTTGCCATGCACTTTCAGATTGCGTAACTGCTCTATCGCTCCCTCAATGTGGGGAACAACAATGAAGTTGTGCTGGCGAGCGTAAGTAATGCATTGCATTGACAACAGTTCAGAGAACCCGTCATGCGCTCCACAGACTCCACCATCTGTCACCCATACAAGAGGTGTGTTCTTGTACTGGCGATTCTTTACGCCCCACTCAATCGCAGGAAAGTCCACGCCGTTACCGTGTCCGTAGTCAATGTATTCCACATTCTCAACCATCTTGCCTTTGTCAGCAACTACCCACATGTTCGGCATGTCTTTCCTGCCTCGGTCAGAATAGATAGCCACTGTTGCGCCTTGTGCGTTCTCAATGATTTCTGCAATCTGTTCAGTAGTGAATGACATAGAACCACTTGCGTCAATGATTACCATTCCACCACTGCCACGAATCGTCTTGTCAAAGACACGCTTCGCAGGGTCAGTCATGTAACGGTGTAGTCGGCGTGGTCTGCGCCCCATGTTCGTAGCAATGCGCTTCTTGCCCATTGAGCCGTAGTGGTGGCGTGGCATTGGTTCACGACTGATAATAAGTTCAGCCCAACCGTGTGCGCCACCAGCAGGTGCAGGAGAGATTTTGCCGTGTGGGTTTCCATCTTTGTCACCCTCTTTGGATTCCTCGTACTCGGCGTGATGTTCCTCTTTGCTTTCGCCTTCGGACTTATCTACTCCCTTTGCCTCGCCTGCCTTGCCCTTTGGGTTTGGGTTCTTTGGTGGTGGTGGGAATGTGGCAAGCCTGTCCACCCATTCTGCAAGACGCTCGGTGTGAGTGAATCCGTATGGAGCGATACCTTCGTAAGTGTCGGTACTTGCGAGTGTGCGTCCACTGTGAGATTTACGCATTTCTTTCACTGCTCGTTTGCCGATAGTCACCAATGCTTCACCCCACTCACGATTGTGCCTGCGGATTCCGTTCAGGAATGTCTTGTGACCAGCGGTGTTCGCAGTAGCGATACACATAGCAACTGCGCCTGCCCAATCGTTTGACTTCGCAAGGTGTTCGCCAGTTGCCAATTCACTTCCGTCAGACAGAAACTTCTTGACATCAAATCCAGCAGTTTGACACAAGTAGTTCACTCGCAATTCCTCTACAACAATCATCGCTGTCTCGGAAGCAATACTGCGTCCTACCCATTGAGTCATCTGTTCAGGTGTCGGAGATATTTTCGCATGCATCATTTCATGTCCACGCACTACACGCTCCATTTCACCATCGGTTGATGGTGCGAACATGACACGGTTGGTCAAGTCGGTGCAAGGCTCGCCACGAACGGGCAGACAATCTCTAACTGTCCAGCGTTCGTGTTCCATGTCCTTGCGTCCGAGCATGTTAGGTTCAGGGCGGTGCGCCCCCCTTTCAGAGTTATCTACTCTACTGGGGAACGCCTTGCCCGTACCTGTGTTGATAGCAGGTGAGTAAGCCATTGCTATTTCACTCCGTCCACTGCAAGAGCGTCAAGAATCTGCTTGGCACGATTACCGAATGTGAGTTGGCATGCTCGTTCCATACCGACTGCCTTACGCAGTTTGTCAAGAGCCATGAATGCTCGCAATGAGATACGAGCCTCACCACCGTCAGCCATACGGACTGCGTATCCACGCAAGTCAGGAGACAAGCGGAGAAGTGCGTTCGGGTGTGGCTCGTTGATACGAACACGGATTGGGAAACGGTCAGCGAGTGCTGTTGGCAGTTCGCTCATGTTCTCAATGTTCGTGGTCATCACAGCAGAGAAGCCTTCCAATGGGCGCACCAGTTCACCACTTTCAGGGTGTTGGAATGTTGCGGATTCAGGTGAATCCAACATGGCGAGCAGTGTTGCGAAAACATCGCCACCAGCCTTATCTACTTCGTCCACGATGAGACGACCACCTTTGGTTCCGTTGCCTTTCCATGCTTTGAGAGCAGAGCCGTCAAGCCATTGGAAGCCACCTGATGATGATGGCATGAAGCCACCAGTTACGTCCATGTTTGTCATGTCCTCGGTGCAGACTAGGCGGTGTGCGCCAGCCTCAATGTCTCCGAATGACAGACCAGCATAGGTCTTGCCTGTTCCAGCAGGTCCGAACAGAATAATTCTGTCAATTCCTGAGTCAAGTGCGTCCTTGACATCTTTCCAGCACTGCGGTAGTGCCTCTTGGGTGGTTGTTACTGTATCCATTGTATTGCTCCTTTGTAAGCGTTGTTGGTTGGACAAACTCACCATACCACCTTCGGTACAGACTTCCCTAATCTATTGACAGACTTATCTACTCTGTTTGGCGAGGAGTTATCTACTCTGTTTGCGCCCCTTCCACCACCGTCAATGTGTTGGACAGTTCCGCTTCCCTCTTGCTCGGCTCGGTGCGCTTGCGTTGCGCCGATTTATCTCTCACCCCCCCGTTCTCTGCGCCTTGTGCCTGCGCCCCCTGTGGGCAACAGCCCCGGGGGGAACCAAGCGAAGCGGGGCTATTGTCTAAAAAATAGAAAGTTATCTACTCTCTTATTTCTTCCTCTGAACATCAGCCACTTGCCACAAACCTTTTTTGATTTTTATGAACAGTGGAGATTCGCTGACATATTTCAGTGTCGTCTGATATGAGAATCCAGCAATCTCAACAAGTTGGTCTGTGGAGAATTGTTCGCCAGTGTGTTCGGTAGTCCACTTGTCAAATGCTCCCCATTTATCTTTGCGCTTTTCGGGCTTACTGTCCTCGGCTTGCTCGTCACTAACAACAGTAGATAAATACTTTTTTATGAACGATGACATCACATCTGTACCTAGCGAATAATGTTTCAGCATTGCTACTGGACTTCCGTTGCGTCCTTCTCTGTGCCACTTCTCCATGATGTAAAGACCACGAACAGTCTCACTCATTTGGTATTGCTCTGCACTCTGCTTCATTCGTGCTTTGTCTGTTTTGTATTTCTTGTAGAACGAATCATGCATACGCTTGTTCTCTTCATTTACAAACTCAATCGTGAAGTTCATTTTTATTCCTTTTTATTTGACCCTAATGGAGTAGACAAGCCTGAAAGGGGGAAACTTATCTACTCCAAACTTAGTGGGTGATTTTTTATTTTATTAGAGAGTATCAGAAACGCTCACCCTTACAAAAGAGAGAAAGCGTCACCCTCTTCTTCTATCAAGCCAAGAATGCTGCCGTTGTCCCACAGTACATGGACTGTTCCAATGTCATCTATGTCCATTACAACACCTTCGTCTCCGTGTTGTAGTTTCGTGTAAGGGTCGGTGCATGCATCAAGCCTGACTCGCTTACCGATTAGGTCTGTTTTTGTTCTCATGCCGGTACTTCCGTTTCTTTGTTTAGTAGTTGGCGAATGTCTAAGAGCATGTCCATCATTTCATGTGATGACACATTGTCTCTTCCTGAACAGTTGGCTATTGCCTTGTCCACTAGGGCGATTACTTCTTGATTCATGAGTTATCTACTCTCCTTTATTTCTCTTGGGTGCTTTTTTGAGTATGTCTGTGTATTTGAGAGTCTGTGTAGCGATGTTCATGTATTGAGCAGTAGCAATCATTACATCAACCAAGCGTCCGTACTCGTCATTGTCGTCATACGGGTAGGAAGTAAAGAACGGCTCATCAAATGTCGGTACACCCGTGTCGTCATAGCGGTACATGTTGGCAACGCCCCATACGCCAGTCATGTTCCAATCAACGGCACTCATCATTAGTCCTTCACGAACATCGGTGAATGGGTTTTCTTTGTATTCCTTCTCCAAGTCACCTTTGTTCATTTTCTTGACTTCTGACTGGTCTGTCTCTTGTGACAGGTCTTTGCCGTAGCCCTCAACAACTACTGCAATGAACTCAAACTTGCGAACAGGTAGTGAGCGAACAACATCATCGTAAGCGTCATACATGTCCTCTTTGTGAATCAACGGAACCATTGCCACCTGATAAGGCTTAGACAGGGAGAGTTCTTGCTGGTTGATGAGGCAGGCTTCGTGTTCCTCGTTATTTTCCTCAATACTCTCAAAAGCAACCAAGAATAATGGTGGATTATCTGACATTGGTTCGTCCTTGCAAACTTCTGTCTTTGCGTAGACGCTTCTGTAAAGAAGGTCTTTCAGAATCTTGGTGATGTCATCATCAAGGTCTTTGTTTATTTTTTGTGATTTCACTGTATGCCCCTTTCAGGCTCGTGGTGTTACTGGAAACCATACCATGCTCGGTACAGACTTCCAAAT